ACTACAGCCATTGTGCAATTCTCAAAAAACGACAAATAGCTTCATCTTATTATCATTGTGGTAAAATGATAAATCTTTTATGGTTTGAAGAAACACCTATTATTAAAATGGGTGCAAGTCTTAAAGACTATATAAATGAAAAAGGATCTTGGAAATTTCTTAATGAATATAAATCTTTTTTAGATCAGCATACTGCTTGGTATAGACCTATGAATCCAGGTAAGGTTCTTATGTGGCAACAACAAATTGAACAAACAATTAATGGTAGAAAATCACAACGAGGACTTAAAGGTGTAATACAAGGTGTAACATTTGATAAAGATCCAACAGCAGGAGTTGGTGGACCATGTAGTTTTTTCTTTCATGAGGAAGCAGGTATTGCTCCACATATGTCTACAACAGTAGAGTTTTTATATCCCGCTATGCAATCTGGTATGATAACAACTGGTTTATTTGTTGCTGCTGGTTCTGTTGGTGACTTAGATCAGTGTCAACCACTTAAAAGAATGATCATTTATCCTGAAGCTAATAGTATATATGCAGTAGAAAGCAATTTATTAGATAGTAAAGGTACAATAGGTAAAACAGGATTGTTTATTCCTGAACAATGGTCAATGCCACCATTTATAGATAAGTATGGTAATAGTGATGTAGAATCAGCAATTTTAGCTATTGATACACAAAGACTTAAATGGAAAAAAGATCTTGAACCCGAACAATATCAATTAAGAATATCTCAGCATCCTAAAAATATAGCTGAAGCATTTGATTTTAGAACTTTATCTAAATTTCCAATTAATCTAGTAGCTGCTCAAAAAAGAAGAATTGAAGATAAAGAATATCCTTATCATTTTATTGAGTTAACTAAAACACCGGAAGGTGTAATAGAAGATAAGTTAACTAATAAGTTACCTATTTTAGAGTTTCCAATTACTAAAAATACTGAAGATAAAACAGGTAGTATTGTTATTTGGGAAAAACCAGATTTAAATGCAGAATGGGGAACTTATTATGCTTCTATAGATCCAGTTGGTGAAGGAAAAACCACTACCAGTGAATCACTGTGTTCTATTTATGTTTATAAAAATCCAGTTGAAGTATCTAAAATTAACGGAACTATAGTAACTAATTATACAGAATCTGATAAAATAGTATGTGCATGGTGCGGAAGATTTGATGACATTAATAAAACTCATGAAAGACTAGAACTTATTATTGAATGGTATAATGCATGGACTATTGTAGAGAATAACATCTCTCACTTTATTAATCACATGATTCAAAGAAAGAAACAAAAATATTTAGTACCTAAAAATCAAATTTTATTTTTAAAAGATCTTGGTTCTAATGCTAACGTGTTTCAGGACTATGGTTGGAAAAATACAGGTACCTTGTTTAAAAGTCACATGTTAAGTTATTTAATAGAATTCCTTAAAGAAGAAATTTATCATGAAACTAAAGAAGATGGTACTATAGTTAGAACCACATATGGAGTAGAAAGGATTCCAGATATCATGGCTTTTGTAGAAATGGAGAACTATGGAGATGGTGTAAACGTAGATAGATTAGTATCTTTAGCAGCTCTAGTATCCTTTGCTAAAGTGCAACAAGCTAACAGAGGGTATAAAAAAAGAGTAGACAATATGAACCCCAAAGACTTGCAAAAGTCAAATAATTTGTATAAATTAGTTACAAGCCCTTTTCGGCATATTGGAAATCAAAACTTTAATAGTAAGATAAGACCACCTAGATCACCATTTAAAAATATAAAATAATATGGAAGTTTTTAATGCCCTAGATCTTAAATCTGGAAAAAAAGCACAGCTTAATAGAATGGGTTCTATAACTCAACCATTACAGTTTATCCCTAGATCTGATAAAGATATAAATTGGAGTGCTTGGAATTTAGACTGGTTGGAATGGAATGGTATAAAACAACTTGGTAGAAATGCAAGAAGATTAATGAAAAACTATAAGCTTGCAAAAGGTATTATAGACAAAACAGATTACTTAGTAGAAGAAAACAATGAAAATAGAGAGTTATTAGAAACATTAACTCAAGAAGATGTAAGCGCATTAGAGCTTAAATTTTATCCTATTATTCCCAATGTAATTAATGTAATGGTTAGTGAGTTTGCTAAAAGAAACACTAAAGTTACTTTTAGATCTAGTGATGAATTTTCATATAATGAACAATTAGAACAAAAAAGACAAGCAATTGAAGAAGTTCTTTTATCACAAGCAGAACAAAAAATGCTTGCTAACATGATTGATATGGGGATGGATCCTAATGATCCTGAAGTTCAAGAAAAAATGAAAGCAGAAATGTCTCCAGATAAACTTAAAACTTTACCTGAAATTCAAGAGTATTTTGTAAAGGATTATAGAAGTATGGCAGAACAGTGGGCTTCTCATCAAATGCAAGTTGATGAAGATAGATTTAAAATGGATGAACTTGAAGAACGTGCATTTCGCGAAATGCTTATTACAGATAGAGAGTTTTGGCATTTTAAAATGTTAGATGATGATTATGACATTGAACTTTGGAATCCAGTATTGACTTTTTATCATAAGTCACCTGAAGTAAGATATATATCACAAGGTAATTGGGTAGGTAAAATTGAAATGATGACTATTGCAGATGTCATTGATAAGTATGGGTATATGATGACTCAAGAACAACTTGAATCACTTGAAGTACTTTATCCAGTTAGATCTGCAGGTTATCCTCTTCAAGGATATCAAAATGATGGTACATATTATGATGCTACACAATCTCATGATTGGAATACAAACATGCCTTCATTAGCATATAGACAGTATACTTCTATGTGGGAAAATTCAGCAAATGGAGGAGATATTGTTGCTTATTTAAATAGTCAAACAGAAGATTTTACTGATATAGGAATGTCTTTTTTGTTAAGAACAACAACAGCATATTGGAAATCTCAAAGAAAAATAGGTTCACTTACAAAAATAACAGAAGAAGGTGAAGTTATTGTAGATATTGTAGATGAAGACTATAAAATTACAGATAAACCTATATATAACACAGCTCTATTTAAAAACAAAACAAAAGATAATTTAATTTTTGGAGAACATCTTGAATGGATTTGGATTAATGAGGTTTGGGGAGGTGTTAAAATAGGACCTAATCAACCAAGTTTTTGGGGAATGAATAATCCTGGAGGTGTAAGTCCTATGTATTTAGGTGTAGGTCAAAACAAAGTAGGTAGACTTAAGTTTCAATTTAAAGGAGATAACTCACTTTATGGATGTAAACTTCCGGTAGAAGGTGCAGTATTTTCTGATAGAAATACAAGATCAACTGCAATGGTAGATTTAATGAAACCATTTCAAATTGGTTATAACATTGTCAACAATCAAATTGCTGACATTCTTGTGGATGAGTTGGGTACAGTAATTATGTTGGATCAGAATGCTCTACCCCGCCATTCACTTGGAGAAGATTGGGGAAAAAACAATCTTGCTAAAGCTTATGTAGCAATGAAGAATTTCCAAATGCTTCCACTTGATACATCTATTACTAATACAGAGAATGCTCTTAATTTTCAGCATTTTCAAGTAATGAACTTAGAACAGACACAACGTATGTTATCTAGAGTTCAATTAGCTAGTTATTTTAAACAACAATGTTTTGAAGTTATAGGTATAACACCTCAAAGACTTGGTCAACAGATTGGACAAACTAATACAGCTACAGGAATAGAACAAGCTGTTGCTGCATCTTATGCTCAAACAGAAACTTATTTTATACAACATTCTGATTATTTAATGCCTAGAGTTCATCAAATGAGAACTGATTTAGCACAATATTATCATAGTACTAAACCATCTCAAAGACTTCAATACATGACATCTAATGATGAAAAAGTAAACTTTGAAATCAATGGTACAGATTTATTGTTAAGAGACATTAATGTTTTTTGTACAACTAAAGCTAGTCATAGAGATATGTTAGAAAAAATGAAACAACTTGCCGTAAGTAACAATACATCAGGAGCTAGTATTTATGATCTTGGTACTATTATGGGAGCAGAATCATTAGCAGAACTTACACATGTACTTAAACAAACTGAAGCAAAAGCTACTGCTCAACGTCAAGAACAAATGCAACATGAGCAACAAATGCAAGAATCTGAAAATGCTCAAAAAACAAAAGAAAAACAAATGGAGCTTGATGCTGATATGCTTGAGAATGAAAAGAATCGCAGAAGAGATTTACTTGTAGCTGAAATTAAAGCATCAGGTTATGGTTCTATGCAAGATATTAATCAAAATCAAGAAAGTGATTTTGTAGATCAAATGGATACTCTTAGAAAAACAGATGAGTTTCAACAAACAATGGGTTTGAAACAAACTATTCAAACTTCTAAAGAACAAACTAGTAGAGAAAAGCTTAATATTGAAAGAGAAAAGATCCAAGCACAAAGAGATATGAAACAAACAGATCTCACAATTGCTAAAGAAAACAAAAATCGCTTTGATAACAAGAAAAATGATAAAAAGAAAAAGTGATTATAGCTATATAATGCGAAAAATTTTTTATCAACATAAACTTTATATGTTTATTTATATAAATTTGTGTATATTATAATTAGTATTAGAATCAATTAATAAACCAAGCATATGACTGATACACAGAACAAAACAGAAACTACTACTGTACAAGAAGTAGAGATGGACCTAAATGATATCTTAGGTACACCAGGAGCAGAAAACATAATGCTACCTGAAGAAAAGAAATCAACTGTATTTACCTCTAAGAAGGTAGATACATCGTTCCTTGACAAAGAAGATGATGAGTCTTCTAATGATGATAAACCTTCAAAACCAGAAGTGGCTATTGAGGCTCTTAATGATATTGTTAATGATGATAATGAATCAGAAGATTCTGAAACTTCTACAGCAAATACAGGAAGACCAAAAGTATCTAAAAATGGTATGATTGAGTTTACTAAAAAACTTATTGAAAAAGGACAAATAGTTCCTTTTGATGATGATAAGTCTATAGATAAATACAGTATACAAGATTTTGAAGAATTGTTTGAGGCAAACATGTCTGATAAAGAAAGAAAGATTAGAGAACAAACTCCAGTTGAATTCTTTGATGCATTACCTCAAGAACTACAATATGCTGCTAAATATGTTGCTGATGGTGGACAAGATTTAAGAGGTCTTTTTAGAACACTTGCTCAAGTAGAAGAAGTAGTAAATCTAGATCCTTCTACAGAAGAAGGTCAAGAAACAATTGTAAGATCTTATCTACAAGCTACTAACTACGGTAATAGTGAAGATATTGAAGAAGAGATTGATGGTTGGAAAGACAGAGGTGACCTAGAATCTAAAGCAAATAAATTTAAACCTAAGTTAGATGCAATGCAAGATCAAATTATTGCTCAAAAACTGCAACAACAAGAAGGTTTACGTAAACAACAAGATGTTCAAGCTAAAGCTTACATGGATAATGTGTATAATGTACTTCAACCAGGTGAGATTAATGGAATCAAACTTGATAAAAAAACACAAAGCATGCTTTATACAGGATTAGTTCAACCTAACTATCCTTCTGTAAGTGGAAGAGCAACTAACATGTTAGGTCATTTGTTAGAGAAATATCAATATGTAGAACCTAGACATGATTTAATTGCTGAAGCTCTTTGGTTACTTGCTGATCCTGAAGGATATAAAGCTAAAGTAAGAGACAATGCAGTTAAAGATACAGTAGCAAAAACAGTAAGACAACTTAAAACAGAACAATCAAATAGAGTATCATCAACAGTAACATCAGATGGTGATGAAGATTCAACAAAAAAATCATCAGGACCAAAATTACAAAGAGCACAACAATCATTTTTTAAAAGATAATTCAAACAACAATTAATAATTAATAACTAAAACAAAAACAAAAATGGCAACTCCAGTATTAAATAATGGTATTTTTCTGCGCGATACCAATTATGAAGCATCATCCCATGTAGATTCTTATCACTTGGTGAACATGCTAAAAAATGCAGAACCAATGGATTTAGGTCCAGTAGACATTTGGGCTATGGCTCAAAAAGTTGAAATGCCTTTATACCAGTTATCTTCTTTTGGTGGTAAAAATATCATCATGGTTGATAATGCACGAGGTGAGTACAAATGGCAAACCCCTATTTCTCAGGAGCTTCCGTACATCATTGAAGACATTGAACCTTCTAATGTAAATAAAGGTATTGATGGTACAACTTTTAAAATTAAAATTAACCGTAGAGAATTTGGTCATGGTGATATCATCACTTATGATAAGTACAACGGTTGTGAGATGTACATTACTGTAGATGATATCCTTCCACTTGGAGATGGTTTTATTTACACAGTACAACTTGTAAACAATGACAACTACAAATTCTTGGATAACAAGTATCTTGCTAACGGTACAAAAATCTTCAGAAAAGGTTCTGCAAGAGGTGAGTATGGTGA